GCAAGCAACACCGCTTTACGCGCTTCGCCGGGTAGTGCACTTTCCGCAGCGGCAAACAACGCTTCGGTGCTGGCTACGTCCATCATGCGCTTGGCTGTGTCGGTCATACATCCACCTCATCCATCAAGGTTTGTCAGGCCAGACGACACTAAACGGAAACCCAGCTTGATCTGGCACATCGCGCAGGGCTTGGCGGTAGGTTGTCACTGCCTCGCTCATCGTGTTGTCGCTTAGGGCCATCCAGTCAGTGTCTTGCAGTAGGCGATCACGCTTGTTACGGACTGCCTGCTCTGCCTGATCCTGCGGCTTGTTGACGACCGTGTAGCCAATGAACCAGCGATTACCGTGAATAGGCTGACCTACCTGAGACTGGTCTACCTCGCCTGTGATATGGTTTGTGGCATCTTCTTCTGTCTTCAGACGGATCACCTCTTTGTGAGGCATATCGCCCATTACTAAATTTTGTACCAACGGCTCATAGGCTGGCTTAGACAGTTCAATCACTGGATGCACCAGATGGCGCTTCAGCATCGTGTCAGGAATGATGCGAGGAAAGCTAGTCTTAGGGTGGTCACGACGAAATTGCCCGATTGTGTAGGGAAATTCTACGGGCTGGTCGTTTGTGATCTTAACGTGCATTTGGAGATCCTATTTAGCTGAAGTTGTCACCTATCAAGCGTCCGTAGTAAGTTGTGCCACCATCTTGCGTGAGGAATCTTAGTAGGTCCGTCTCACCGTCAGCAGGGGCGGTAGGTGGTGTACCTGCTGGCCACTCGACAGACGCAGGGTATGTGAAGGTCGCAGCTCCGGCAGAGCCTGTGGAGTATTGCCATATTGCGTCTCCAGCAGCCCCAATAACGTACATCTTAGTGCCATCAGGTTTGAAGAACACGCCGGTTGGACTTGATTCTTGGGCGGAAACACTGAAGTTCTGAAGGTAAGATGCACTAGAAACATCCCAAGCTGTACTTAGGTCGTACTCATTTACTTCGTCTCCAGTAGACCCAATAACATACATCTTTGTGCCATCAGGTTTGAAGAAGATACCGGTTGGAGTTGCTTCTTGAGCAGCAACGCTAAAGTTCTGCAAGTAAGATGCTGAAGTTACATCCCAAGCTGTGCTTAGGTCATACTCATTAACATCGTCTCCAGTGGACCCAATAACATACATTTTTGTCCCATCGGGCTTGAAGAAGATGCCTTGTGGAACTGTTTCTTGAGTAGCAACACTGAAGTTTTGTAAGTAACTAGCTGAAGAAACATCCCAAGCTGTGCTTAAATCATACTCATTTACGTCGTCCCCAATGGACCCAAGAACATACATTTTTGTCCCATCAGGCTTGAAAAAGATGCCTGTTGGAGCTGTGTCTTGAGCAGCAATACTGAAGTTCCGCAAGTAACTGGCTGAAGTTATATCCCAATCTGTGCTTAGATCATACTCATTAACATCGTCTCCAAAGGTCCCAATAACGTACATCTTTGTGCCATCCGGCTTAAAGAAGATACCTTGTGGAGCTGTTTCTTGAGCGGAAACACTGAAGTACCCTTCAGTAGGATAGTCAAAGCTGGCAGCGCTTACGTCCCAAGCTGTGCTTAGGGTGTAGGAATAGACTGCATCACCTGTTTCCCCCACGACATACATCTTTAGGCCATCGGATTTGAAGAAGATGCCGGTTGGAACTGAGTTTTGAGCGGAAACACTGAAGTTCTGTAGATAACTGGCCGTAGAGACATCCCAAGCGGTACTCAGGTCATACTCATTAACATCATCTCCAGTGAACCCAATAACGTACATCTTAGTGCCATCAGGTTTGAAGAAGATACCGGTTGGAGATGCTTCTTGAGCGGAAACACTGAAGTTCTGAAGGTAACTAGCCGTAGTGATATCCCAAGCTGTACTTAGGTCGTACTCATTAACATCGTCTCCACTGGACCCAATAATATACATTTTTAGGCCATCAGGTTTAAAGAAGATGCCGGTTGGACTTGATTCTTGGGCGGAAACACTGAAGTTCTGTAAGTAACTAGCCGTAGTGATATCCCAAGCTGTACTCAGATCATACTCATTAACATCATCTCCAGCAGCCCCAATAACGTACATCTTAGTGCCATCAGGTTTGAAGAACACGCCGGTTGGACTTGATTCTTGGGCGGAAACACTGAAGTTCTGTAAGTAACTAGCCGTAGTGATATCCCAAGCTGTGCTTAGATCATACTCATTAACATCGTCTCCACTGGACCCAATAATATACATCTTTGTGCCATCAGGTTTAAAGAAGATGCCTTGTGGAGTTGTTTCTTGAGCAGCAACACTGAACCTCCCATAAGCAGGTGGCTCTGCATTAGCTAGGTCATAGCCGTCAGAAATATACAGGCCAGTTAGCCCCAACGTAAATCCGAGGGCAGTACCCGTCGTAGGGGGGTTGCTAAACACAAACGTAGTGTCAGCCGTAGGGGTGTAGCTAAACACGTTGCCCGAAGTCAGGTCAAGAGTTGTGCCTGTGATCGTTCCCACCTTCTCAGCAAGCGGGGAACCTTCGACAAAGCCTTTTGTGTAGTCGATGGTTACTGACATTTATACAGCCTCCGAACCGTTCATGTCATCTTGAGCCATGACCCAAGCATAACATTTGTCGAGAAACTGCGTGCCTTCACCAACTTCAACATCAGCCAAGTCAGCGTGATAACGGCGGAAGTCAACTTCCCGTGTGTCGTCGTCAGGTGTGTCAGTGGCATAGCCCGCAACGTCAATCATCACAGAAAACTTAGGTCCGTCACTTGCGCGTTGGCGACTGATTGCTGCTGTAGCAATGCGGAAGTATGCCCCTGCAAAGGGTGTGCCATACTGCGATGTTGTCATATCAATCTGGATTGCCATTAGTACGTTACCTCGGATGTGTTAATTGTTGCGACAAAACGAATGTTTGTAGCAGCTGCGCCAGTCACCTCGATCTTTAGGCCACCGTTTGTCGTGTCTGCTGATAGCGCCATGCCCCATGCAGGTGTGTTGTCTAAGATGGTTGTGGCGCTGTTGACGAGCACTGTGGTTCCAGCGTTAGCTTCCCTGCGGATCAAACCCTCTACTTTCCAAGCTGCACAGGCTGTGCCTTGTGAGGCTTGTTGACGGGCGACGATAGTACCGTGAAAAGCGAAGGCTGAGTTGTTGGGAAGGATAACTTGGTTTGTGGTGCCAGCGGTGCTGTTGGTGGTAGTCAGGGCTTCCGGTGTAGCGTTTGTCGTGTCAGAATAAAGAATATACTTTCCGCTTTGCACGGAACCTGCGGAGAAAAACCCTTTAGAGCCAAAGATAAATGCGTTATCTACAGAGGCTTTTGCGTAAGGGCCTAAGGTCATTGCATAGGTCTGCGATGCAGTAGACGTAGAACCGCCAATACAAGAAGAGCCGTATCCAGACGCAGTGTGGCTAATACCAATAGCAACTGACGAGCTGCCCGACGCTGTATTTGATGTGCCTATTGCAATTGCGCCGCTGTTGCTGGCAAGGTTAGTGTCGCCAATAGATACACTGTCTGCACCACTTGCTTTCGCCAAATTGCCAATAGCCACCGAGTTAGCCGCAGTCGCCCCGTAGCTTGATGTGTTGTTAGCAATAGCTGCTGCGAAGGAGTCTATGCCAGATGCGTAGGCGTCCCCAATGGCGGTAGCTTGAGAACCAACAGCATAACTATCTCTGCCAAACGCATTTGCATTTGTTGCCCTCGCTTGGGCGTTGCGACCCACTGCTGTAGAAAATTCGCCTGTAGCATCTGTGCCATACCCAAGCGCCATTGAAGAAGTTGCGGAAGCTACGGAAGTGCCACCTATTGCTATTGATGAACCGCCAGAAGAAGTACCAGAAGCACCAGCAAGGGAACTGGAACCAGAAGCATTTGCGCTAGGCCCTAACGCTATCGCAAATGATCCTGCGTTTGTAGATGCACCTATTGCAATACCGTTAGTATTTACTGCCGTTGCCCCACTCCCAATAGCCACCGCATTTGCACCAGTAGCAGATGGAGCAGTAGGGCTGCTTGGGTTCTCAGCGTATAGCTCAAGAACTGGTGCAAGATCATCCGCCGTTGCAGCCACGAATACCACGGCAGCGCCTGTGAGGCTCAATAGAGAACCTGTCGAGCTTTCCCCTAACGTGCGGGACAGGGTAGTACCAGACGCCGTGTAGGTGCCTGTGCCGATCTCCCAGTTGGTGCCATCTTCAATGACGTAGCGAACCACATCAGCGTCAACCACGCCAGCATCAGCAAAGGTCTGGTAGCCACCCTCAGCAGA